CACAAGCACTGCGATCAGATGGCTCATTACAGGCTGTCTGAGCGATTCTGAGGTACGCCCCGCTGCTATGAAGGCTGGAGATAGGTGGCTCGACTCATCAGCGTCCTACAGGGCACAGGTGGTCGGTAACTGCGCCGGTCAGTTCAAGCAGGAGTCCATAGACCGGATGCAGGAGCAGCTTCGTGATGAGGCGCACGCTACCGTAAGCGCTATGGAGTATTCCTATCGCCAGCAGAAGGGTGGTGGTCTGTAATGGTTCGCTGGATTCCAATACCATGGGATCTGGCAATCTCTGACGACCGATATCGGCTTGCAGGATGGTGCTGGGTGTGGACTCAGCTACACGAACGCAGGCCGGTATCACGTCGAGAAGTGCAGGAGCGAACCGGATATGGATGGCGCAAAGCGCAATTGTTGATTGAAGAAGTGCGGAAGGCGCAGGAGAATTGGGTGGGCCATGAACGGGCCAAACACGGGCCAATGGTGGGCCACCTGATCGAAGTAAAGTCAAGAAGTTACGAGCCCGAACGGGCCAAAGACGGGCCAGAGGTGGGCCAGGTGCGGGCCAAGAGTGATGTACTGCAGCCCTGCCTACAAGATACAAGTACAATTACAACTCCTTCTATAGATGGGGTCAAAAGGGCTTGGGACCGTCTGATGTCCGTGAGTGCGAACGGCAAAACCACATCGTCCAGGCTGAAGCTGACTAAGTGGCGCAGATCTATGCTGAGCAGATGCATCGGCGAGTATTCTGCGGACGAGGTCGTACAGGCTTGGACGTGGTGGAATGAATCGACTGACGAAAACGCCGAGTTCCTCAGGCGTACACGGGGGCGTGCCGGAATCGACACGTTCCTCAGGAGGAGCAATCACGACAAATATCAGGCTTTCGCCGAAGGGTGGAAGGCTGTCATGCAGGAGCCGGGACCGGATGCCTCAATCGAGGATATGCGTGCTTGGCTCGATCACAAAAACAGAAAGCTGATACAGCAATAGGAGCGACAAATGGCAAAAGCAGCAGAAGTATACGCGGCACTACGAGTGATAGGCGCGTCTTGTAGGGGAGTCGGGTCTGGCGAAAGCTGGGCCACCGACGTGGCAAGCACATGGGCTGAGGAGCTGGGATATGCCAGCGGGCAGCACCTGATGGATGCGGCCAGACTCTGGATACGAACCGAGGAGCGTAGACCGTCTCTGGCCCAGTTCATGATCGTGGTCAAGACGGCCAGAGGCAAAGCGGTCCTACAGGACGCCGCCAAGGGATGTGCCGACTGCGGAGAGTCTGGGTGGAGGTGGATAGCCGTACACTGGGTTGACGCCCGTACACGTCAGAGGCGAGCGCACCAGTACACGGCACCGTGCGAGTGCGAGTTGGGACTGCACAAGGCGACATCGGTAGATGGGTTCACATTTAGCAAAGCGATCGCGCAGTTCAAAAGGCGGGAAGGTTTCGTCGAGCTACACTGCACGGACCGTCACCGGTTGGCTCTGCCTATGGCTTTGACCCTGGCTCCGTACCAGTACGAGAATCTGGTCAAGAAGCGAAAGCCAAGGCGTAGCTCCTTCGATCCGCATGATGCTCTACAGCGTATGAAGCGCGATTTGGGAGGTGAGTGATGGCCGACAAATATGTAGAGCACCACCCTACCTTGACAGCGATGGAGTTCATTCGGGCTCGATATCCATTCGAATCAGACCAAGATCTGCACCGATTCAGCCGCTTCGTTATCCACATGAGGTCGGAGTTCGTCTTCGATTACGAGGACACCCGAGTATTCTGCGAGCGATCGATCTGCCGACTCATAGGTACTGCCGAGTTCGAAGAGCTGATGCAGCGCGTCGACAACTACATAGGAGAGTGTACTCATGCCTGACAAATATTCGTTCTACAATCCTGTTGATAGGTGGAGCACTACGGTCGAGCAGGCCAGGCTTCACGCTGACTTCCATGCGGAGCCAGAGCCGCCGGAATATGACCACTACGATATCGATGACGATGAAGACGTCGAATATGATGAGGACGGCGAGCCTATTGAATACGATTGCCAATTCTGTCATGATCGTTTCTGCGACCGTTGCGTCGGCTAACCGTTCAAAGGAGATATGAAATGCCTCGTAAGAAGAAGGCGGCCAAAGCCGAGAGCCCACCGGCAGTACCGGTCCCAGCGAAATCGTACATCGTAGCTAAATGCCAATGGTGTGGGATGCGCTGGAAGCACTACGGAGACGAAACGCCAGCACATTATTGCGGCAAGGTCTGTGAAGAGCACGCCCGAACGAGCAAAGAGTTGGCAGACGAAGAAGCAGCAGCGGAAGCAGCGCCTGAGTGAGCATGGGTTGAACAACGTGTAATCGGCGCGGCGAGTCATCAGTTGTAGATCTGGTGGCTCGCCTTTTCGTTTGCGCCGAGATCTACGGAATGGTACGGTCGTTTCGACAATCAATGTCAACACAGCATGGAGCGACCTATGACGACAGCAGCTGCGGCCGTATATGTAGACCCGAATACGCTCACCCCGTGGGCTGAGAATCCCAGGAATAACGAAGAAGCGATCGGCAAGGTAGCGAAGTCGATACAGCGATTCGGTTTTGCCTCGCCGATTGTGGCCCGAACGGAGGACGGTCGAATCATAGCTGGTCATACGAGGCACGCTGCCGCTCTGAGGCTCGGCCTGGAAGACGTCCCCGTGCGGTTCCTCGATATAGATGAGCAGCAGGCATCTGCCCTGGCGCTCGCGGATAATCGGCTCGGTCAGATAGCGACCTGGGATGACGATGCGCTGACCTCGATTCTGGAAGACCTGGCAGCGAATGACGTAGATATCGAAGACCTCGGCTGGGATGCGGACAGCCTGGAAGATCTGCTCGATGATTCTGAAACGGAGAATATCTACACGGCAAAAGTCGAGAGCCCGATATACGAGATCAAGGGTGAGTGCCCCGAGACGGAAGACCTCTACGACCGGACTCGCACCGACGCGCTTATGAAGCGAATCGAAGCGGCAGATATCAGCGAAGACATCCGGCAATTCTTGCTCTCGGCAGCTATGCGGCACACTGTGTTCAACTACGAGCAAATCGCCGAATATTACGCTCACGCTTCTGAAGAAGTGCAGACCATGATGGAGGATTCAGCGCTGATCATCATCGACTTTGAGCGTGCTATCGAACTCGGTTTCGCCAAGCTCACCGGTGATTTGGCCGAAGCGTATCTGAGCAATCATCCTGAGCAAGTGGCAGACCCCGCCGTCCTTCAGGGGGATGTGAATACGGAAACCGAAGATCTTGAGCTCAACAATGAGTAAACGTAAACGCAAAGCAAGTGGCAGACCCCGCCGTTCTTCAGAGGAATATGCAGTATTCATCCTGACTCACGGCCGACCAGATAATGTCAAGACGTATCACACCATCCGAAAGCTCGGATATACCGGTCGAATCGTTCTGGTCGTTGACGATATGGACAAGACTATTGACGAGTATCGGGAGACGTACGGTGACGAGGTCGTAGTCTTCGATAAGATGGCCGCGGCAGAGATCACCGATGCGTGCGACAATATCGGAGATATGCGCTGCGTGGTATTCGCCAGGAACGCTGTATATGACATCGCGAAGAGTCTCGGTCTGGACTACTTCGTGGTGCTCGATGATGACTACATTCGATTCGATTACCGCTTCGATGATAAGCCGAACTGGATACCTTCAGCTGCTCGGGTAGACGATCTGGATGCGGTATTCGGTGCCTTCATAGACTTTATGCGCACCACCTCGGCCCACTGCGTAACGATGGCCCAGGGCGGAGACTACATCGGAGGCTACAGTTTTGAACATGCGAATAAGAATTGCGACCATATTCGCTTGCTTCGCAAGGCTATGAACGTCTGGTTTCTTGCTACCGATAGGCGAATCGAGTTTGCTGGAAGGATCAACGAAGATACGAGCGCCTACACCTTATGGGGATCTCGGGGTCAGCAATTCTTCACCCACAACATGGTATCGGTCACCCAGACCACAACCCAGAAAAGCGAAGGTGGTTTGACCGAGATCTACTTATCGCTCGGAACGTACGTCAAATCATTCTACTCGGTGATGATGCACCCATCTGGTACAACTGTACAGATGATGAGGAGCCGAACCCATCAGCGCCTTCATCATCAAGTTGCCTGGAATAAGACGGTGCCGAAGATCATCCGACAGAATGTGAGGAAGCGAAATGGGACGACCGACTAAGTTAAATGCTCAAACTCAGAAACGCTTCATCGACGGTCTTCGTCTCGGTCTGACCTACAAGCTGGCAGCCTCCTATGCTGGTATCGACATCTCTACATTCCACCTATGGATGCAAAAGGGACGAGAGCAATCAGAGGGTATCTATTCAGAGTTTTCCGATGCAGTAAAAGCGGCCGAGGGTATGTGCGCCGCCCAGCACATGGGCCGAATCATGAAGGCGGCCGAAGCCGGGCAGTGGCAAAGCAGCGCCTGGGTGATGGAACGCCGGTTCGGGTATTCAGCGCGTCAAGAGGTCACGGTCGGTGCCGTAGAAGACAACCTGGAAGGAGCGGAGGACTTGATATCGAGAGTCGCTGATATCGCTGAATCTCTGAAGGGCAGCAAGACGGGCGAGGATGGTGCCTGACCGCTCCGAGTTGCTGGCAGAAGGGTATCAGGCGGCACGTCGCCTGGAAGGACTCCTCGGCCGATATCCGCTGGCCTTTCGTACCTTGTGGGATAGGCCGAAGCCGCGCACGTCACAGAAGCGTGCTGTCCAGTCCATTATGCGCAAGGACATAAAGTGCGGTCTGCTGGTAGGTGGTAACAGATCTGGGAAGACCGAGAGCGGTGCGATGATCGCCACTGCGGTAGCGTTAGGACGTGACGATGCGGCCGTCCAGAAGTGGATGAAGGCTAACGACATCCCCGAGTCAGCCATCTATAAGCGGCCGGGGCGAGTGTGCTGCGTATCGCTTACATCGAATGAGTCTATACGGGTCCAAAGACCGAAGATAGCGAAGCTGCTCCCGGCTGGTACCTACTGGAAGAATCGACACGGAGGTGGTGAGGCAATAGCCCAGCTGCCAAACGGTGGAGCCATCCTGTTCAAGACTATCGACCAGGGTGCTCGTAGCTTCCAGGCCGATGCGTGGGATTGCTGCTGGTTCGATGAAGACCCCGAAGACGAAGCGGTGTTTAACGAAGCCCGTATGCGTCTGGTGGACAGGAGAGGATGGTGCCTGATTACGATGACGCCGCTACGAGGCTTGACGTGGATATGGGATCGCTTTGTCCATGACCCGGAGCCTGGCAGTGCTTGCCACTGGATACACGGGCAAGACAACCCGTACATTCCGTCTGACGAGCTACAGACCCTGCTCCGTAGCTATGGGGTGCATGAGCGTGCAGCCCGTGAGCGCGGCGAGTTCACTACGCTTGAGGGTCGGGTCTATCAGGACTGGAGCCGGCAGGTCCACGTAGTGGATGACATACCTATGGAGGCGCACTGGCTTCGCTATGCTTCCATCGACTTCGGTACACGCAACCCGTTCTGCTGCCTCATGGCTGTGGTCGATCCCAAGGACGATACGCTGTACATCATAGACGAGCACTATCAGCGCGAGTGGACCTTGAAGCGCCACGCTGGTGCTATGAAGCAGATGTTCAAAGAATACGGTCAACCTGATCAGGTCATAGCTGACCCGGAGGATCGGGGATCTCGACTATCGCTTGCCTCTGAGCATGGTATCGATACGGTCAAAGCTCGGAAGGAGATACGCGCTGGGATTAACACTGTGGCCGAGAGGCTGAGCCCTGATGCCAACGGTCGTCCTCACCTTCTCGTACACTCCAGATGTCGGCATCTTATCCGAGAGATTGAGGCATACATCTGGGATAAGCGAAGGTCTGCTGGGTCGGAGCGGGAAGCACCGAAGAAGGCGAACGACCACGCTATGGATGCGCTTCGGTATCTGTGCCGATATCTACAAAGATCTTCATTCGATGTGGGGTAGCGATGAGTCGCTGGAATCAAGACACGCTGTACAGTTCAAAGCACCAGGCTTGGGAGACACCCGGATGGTTATTCGATCGCCTCGATGCGCTTTTCGACTTCGATCTGGATGCTGCGGCATCTACTGGCAACGCTCGATGTGAGCACTATATCGAAGAGGACTCTCTGGAATATGCAGAGTGGCCTGGGAGAAGCGTATGGCTGAATCCTCCGTACGGCAGAGGCATCGATAAGTGGGTCAAGAAAGCTATGGAGCAGGCCGAGCTTGGAAAGCGGGTGGTCGTGCTGGTCTTTGCTCGTACCGACACGAGGTGGTGGCACGATTATGCTATGCGGGCGCAAGATATCTACCTCATCAAAGGCCGGCTTCGATTTACAAAGTCAGGCCAGGAAGTGGGAACAGCCCCCGCCCCGTC